CTTGTTGCTTCTCGCTGAGATGATGAACACCTCTGCTCCTTTGGCGATATATTGCATGGCAACATCCATCACCTTGGTGAGTGTCTCATCATAGTCGAATGAGATGCGCTGAGGTTCTGCGAATGCTTGTCTGAACTTGCTGAGTGCTGTCATCTTAGACTCCTCCCATAGTGAGCTACAAACTGCGAAGCGTTGAGCTTCATCAGGGAAGTCATTGAGTGCTTTTTCATCGCCCATGCAGCGAGATATGAACTCTTCTTTATTTTCGTTTGCGCTTGGCTGTGGCATTACTTGGTTTTTTTCGTGTTGGTTTAGGTGTTGGTGCTGGTGCTTCGACCTGCTCATCTGCCTCGATGCCTTCATATCTGATTGGCTCAGGCACTGTTGTGGTCTCTGCTTCCTTTTCGAACAGGTATCCGAATCCTATTGACACATAGTATCGGTACTTGCTCACATCTATGTTGTCAACAATGATGGTTTTGTTTCCGAGCGAGGTATTCTTAACGATTGTCTTGCCTCGATATTCGTCTTTGATTTTCATGGTATATAGATTTCAGGTTGTTTTTTATATCTGCGATGAGGTAGTGTGCTGATGTATTTGGAATCTTGAAATACTTCGCCATTGATCGTGCAGTGGTGTAGCCATCATCGAAATATGCTTTTGCAACAGTTATCTTCACATTGTCGGTGAGTGAATCTCGGTAGATGTCCACACATGACTTCCATCCATGGTATTGTTGCTCGATGTTTATCTTGTCAAGTAGGTCAGTATCATCCACCATCAGGTCAGGTACGGTGATTTCACATGCAATGAGCATCTCTTGTCGATTGGTGTCGAGGTTCTGCCACATCACTTGTCTCTTGATTGAGTTCATCATGAGTCCCTTGACATCAGGTTCGGGTCCAGGGTCCTGAATTGATACCACATGAAGGTATGCGTTGTTGATGACGACATCCGGATTGAGCCTTGGATTGTACTTAGAACAAAAAAACCGAGCGTATCGAAATAGCTCGGCATAGTGCCTGGTGATATATCGGTCAAGAGATGCTTTCATACCAATTCATGAAGTCCTTGTACCATATTTTGCGCCTCACCATGGAGCAGAAGCACTCTCGGTCAGGCTTTCCCTCGATTCGCTCCTTGATTTTCTTGAGTGGAATGAGTGCTTTCTTGCTGAAGCGGTGTGCATCATCCATCTCAATCACTTGAGAGATGTATTCGAGTTCGGTTTGTGTTAGTCCTGTATCCATTGAGTAATCAGATAAGCCACCATTGAGACGAGTGCTGCATGACCTATGTTGCCTGTGATGACCAAAGTAGTCCAAAATGAGGTACATTTCCAACAACCGAATGATGCGTGAACGTACTGCATGAATTTTGCCTCAAATTTCATGAAGATTGAGTCAATCACCCAGTGCAATGGCTCGAATTTAGCGATGAGCCACCCTATGGCAAGACATATCAGCAGAGTTTCCATAGTTCAAAGATAGCGTAAATTGTTATATAGATACACACCATGCTAATCAGCGCAATGGTTGCGACTGCTGCACAGTATTCGTTGCGTTCGTTCTTGTTCATATGTCAAAGGTTATGTCGTTATCATTCATTGCGTCTCTGAGCATTTCTCGGCATTGGTTGTAGGTTTCTATTTCGCATTCAGTTGCCTCTCTGTTACCGATGTATCCGTGTTTTACTATGCCTCGCAGATTTTGGTCAAGTTTCCACAATGCGCCTTGCCATCTATCCGCATTCAATGCTTGGATTGCTTCCTGTTCGTTGTCGTATTCTATTGTTACTTTCATCTTATTCTGATTTAAAGGTTTATTTTTTTTATATAACTTGTGCCAATACTTTCTTCAGTACCATCTAACATATAGTAATAAACTACACCATAATCATTATCAACTTTATGAGTTGTAAATACTATAGGATGTCCTTCTTCCGACTTTTTAAACTGACAAACATCTCCTACTTGGTAGTTTGTTGATATTTCACTTGTTTCTACTGCTGTCATCTTATTCTGATTTATTCAGTTCGTGTTTTACTTGCTTCCTCCTTGAGCTTCTCAATATACAATGTCGCATCCATCAGTTCCTCCTGGAGATGATTGAGCCAATCAAGGAAGCTGAGGTCATCACGATCTAAAGTGCGACCATATTTCTTGATGCCTTGCTCACTGCGCTCATAATACTTTGCAAGTACTCTGAGAAGTATTGGGTCTTGGATTTGTTGATTCATTAGTTCAGACTTGAATATTGTTCATAAAATTCCTCAGCAGTCACCTCTGAGATGTGTACCTCATCGGAGAATGTTAGCACAATGCAAGTGTTGACGTTTGGCATCATGTTGAATAGGTCGTGAACTCTTGCAACCAGCTTGTCCAGGTTGTCATTGTGTGTGCCAATATAGGCGATGAAGTACTTTGGTTTCATTCCTTTAGGATTTCATAAGGTATTTGAATGCTTGAATGTAGAACTCCTCACCAACCGAATCACCTTTCATGAATCGGTATAGCATTGAGTAGTTCACTCCCATATCCTCAGCCATGTGAGTCATCTTGTATCTCCTGACGAGCAGGGACTCCAACTCTTTGCGGATGAAGTCCCTGATATTTTCGCCATCAGAAAGGTAGATTGTCATCGATTTCATCGGTAACTGGTTTAAGTCCTGACTTGGATTCGATGCGGATGTCCCATGCGTTCAATGACACATAATACTTCCCATTGTACTCACGACCTCTGAGGTCAAACTTCACCTCACATTCCTGACCTGGCTTGGCACCATCCAAGAACTTCACTCGCTCATTCACTGCTTGGAACTGTACCAACTGAGGATATTTGTCTCCGATGCTGAGAACAAACTCTCTGATGTTCATCTTCTCGCTTACTTGTTTGGCTTCACCGATGCGGATGATTGTGCCTTTTGTTTTTAACTCTTCCATGTTATTTATTTATTAGTTGTTGAAAATACTCGTCATAGTACTCAGATGCTTGTTTCAATCGCTCAATCATCTGAATCTCTTTGTCCTCATCTCGGTCCCACCATAGGACAGTGATTCGTTTCTCCGGGTCAATGTGGTCGACTCGGTGCAGTTGTAGGTTCTCCCATTCATTGAGGTACTCATCCCAAGTGGTCACCATGCAGTATACCAATTCAGCCATTCCACGATCATACAACATCATGTATGCTCTAAGCTGCCACTCGTATTGAGAGTTATATCCTTCCTCAGGTGTAGCTGGGAACGTATCCAATGACCACGATGTTTTGATATCAATGATTTTGTTGTCCAGTACGATATCAGCTGTGCCGATGAGGTAGTCATTCTCCATGGTCACCTCATTCTTTCGGTAGTCAGTGAATCGAACTGCATTGAGTAGGGAGATGGATTCAAGTTCCTGCTCCCTACCTTTGAAGATATACTTATTGTTGAGTTCAGTAGTGTAGTTATAGAAGTCCTCCTTTGCACACTGTCTGATGTAGCTCTTGGCTGTCTCACCCATTTCTGACTTCCCCCTTCCGTTTGTCATCAGCTTCCCGATTTGCGATGGATGCCATTTCATAGGTTCAATGCTTTGAGTTGGACTTCAGTAAGTGCATAGTTAGCAACCAACTGCTCTGCTGTGTACTTGCCATTGGCGATTGATTCAAGTGCTTTCTCAAATCGAGCATTGTCAATCTTTGGCTTCCCTGTTGCTGCCGATGCTGCTGTATTGCCATCATCATCAACTGCCTGAAGTGAGAGAAGTGATTGAATGGTACCTCGTCTGAAGTAGGTAACTGCCGCCAGTACTTTCTGAGGGTCAACGATTGGAGGTAAACTCATGAATGACTCAATCTGCTCTCCTGATTCGATATCGATGATACGAGTCACCACATCATTTCCAACCACAGGCTGCAACAATAGCAGTCCATGTTCGTGAAGGATTGGCTCCACCGTATCAAGCAGAGCATTGATATCAGCATACGAGTTCTTGAAGTGTGGATTCTTTGCATTCTTGGACACCTTGCCAATCTGCTGCTTGGCAGCGTGTAGCTTCTGCCAAATGTTTAGGGTTAGCATCTCTGCACCCTCTGCTTTTTTCCTTGTTGTTGTCATAATTGTATGTATTTGATTGTAAATATAAAACTTTATTTGATTGCTTGTGTAAATTCATCATAAAATTTCAGCATATCTGCAAAAGTTTTCACGATGATGTATGTGCCACCGGCTTCCTCAATGGCTTTTTGGTATTCCTTTTGTGCCTGAGATTGCCTATCCTTGCCATACTTGACTTCAATCTTCACACTTCTGCCCTTGATCGTGGCAGAGATATCTGCTGAGCCTGGTGTTCCGGTTCCCTTGGTCCACTGACCACCAATGGCAACACCATCAGTGCGGTATTTTTTGCGATACACACCCATTGTATTGATTCGCTCGGCTTGGCATCCATTGAACTGGAGGAATGCAATCACCGACTTGGTGAGTTCATTCGCTGAGTTATCGTTCCAATGAGTCAGTGCAATCATCTCAGGCTTCATGTTAGGATATTTCGCCATCTTGTGCTTGAGTTGTAGGTCCTTGAGGATTTGTCTTTCTTGTCTTGTCATTTTTTATCTTCTAAATTATATAAATACTTGATGATACCTCTGAATGTCCAAGTAGCAAGTACATTGTTTTCATAGGTAGTTGTGATTCTTTCATCCCAAATTGGAAGTTCTTTTTTGTTTTCGATTTTATCTTGCAGATAGTTATGTAAAATATCTCTTGCCAACTCTTCCGTCATATATTTTTAGCTTTATCATTTAACTCATCCCACACATCACCATCAGTCGGTGGGGTTGACTGTTCTCCTTCCAATTCGAAGTATCTTCCGTTGTGGTTCCTTCCCTTGGTCATCTTGTATCCTTTAAAGTCAGCATACGCCTGAACCCATTTAAGGAATCTGCGTGGCTCCAGGTCCTTGAATCCTGTGAACTCAGATGTGAACTCTTGCAACTTTGCTGAGTTGTAGTGGTAAACTGATGTCTGAAGATTGCCTTCCTCAACCCAATCAAAGAAGTCCTTGCAAGTCGCCTGAATGAATCTCTTGGCATCTGCGTTGATGCTGATTGATTTTACGAGTCCGAATTGTAGATAATTCTGAAGGCATCCAATCATGTAGTTGTCGAATCTGAGCCAGTCATTCTCACCCCATGAGTCAAACAGCAATCGACCATACTCATCGAGTGGACTGCGCTTGGCATGGAAGTACTGAAAGAACTCCAATTCATGTCTTCTGCGATCGTGAGATGACCCAGCACCACTGATGACATAGTTGGTGGTGATGACAATCTTTGGTGAGCGGTCAAATGGAATGAAGATTTCATCCTTGTTCTTGCGGTTCACAGTGATTCCCTCGGTGATTAGACTGAACAGCTGCTCGAAATCGAAGTTTCTGCGCACATCATCGAATGCAAGTATCTGAGTATCGAGATTCACTCGCTGATAAACGAAATCGGACTTACTTGGATTGAAGCTCTTGCCATCTATCTTGACAATTTTGCGCAGATTGCCTATGGCTGTCAACATCAGCGACTTCCCTGAGCCTCCATTCGGGTTGTCATCAATCTCTTGGTCATTGAATATGATGGCTTTTTGGTCAGTTTTATCTTTGTATGTATGAATGAGGTAGCCGAGTGTGGTTTCAAGCGCTGAGATGCGCTGAGAATCGTCCGCTGATACCTTGCTAACAAAGTTTTGGAAGTCATTTGTTGGGTCTTCCATCAACTTGAAGTCACGTTGTATGATTTGATTCTCCCAAATATAGCCATCCACATCGATGTATGACATCAATTCGACTGCATCCTTGGTCACCTTGGCCACTCCATTCTTGTATGGAATGAATGAGGCATCCTTTGTATCCTGTAGCATTAGGATATTGATGCTGTCAATCATATTGAGGAATGATTCAGTAAACAAAAACGTTGACTTTGAGCAGTAGTTCCATACATCGAGTTCTTGCTTGTCCATTAGATAGCTAAGGACAAAGTCCTTAATCTGCTCAGTGCTGGAGATTCTAACCTTGTTCTCAATCACTCTGACAAAGGTAGGCTTCTCTGCATTCTCGGGATAGTACTTGTTGAATCCATTCTTTACCAAGAACTCAGAGTACTTGAGTGGCTCGATGCTCACTGCACCCTTGTCATTCTTTGACCAAAAAATGTCATCACCTGTCTTGATTTCTTTCTTGACATCCTCAACCACATCACTTCTCACATTGAGTTGTTTCTTGATATCCTCCTCAGGGATGCCACTCTTGAGCTTCTGCTTGATTTTCTGAAAGGTATCTTTATCCTCAAAATACTTCATTCCGAATGTGGCTTTCTTGTATGCACTTCTGATGGTGGTGACCATCTCTTGCTCTGAGAATGATGAGCCTTGACAGTACTTGGTCCAAATATACTGCTCAGCGGTGTCCTTGTGGATGCCATACTCGCAGAGTACAGCTGCCAATTTGAACACAAACTCATTGCGACTGCCCTCAACGAACTCACAGCCATGGTCGAAGCGTTCAATCAGGCTGATTATTTTATCCTCATCATTGAGTACACAGGTTGGTGTGCGCTCAGTGTAGTTGAATCCTTGATCGTGTTCAATGCCGTTGAACTCTTGGCAGAACTCATTGAAGTAAATCTTCGGGTCATAGGATTCGAAGCATACTCGACTCACATTTGAGTTCTTATGGTCGAAGTATTCTGATTGGAAGTACTTGCCAAATGCAGTGAATCTGCGCTTGTGTTCAACCTTGTCGCATTTTGGGATTCGGATGACTGCCTTCAACCCATTGCCTGATGGGGATGTGAACACCATCATCACATGAGGGTCATCGATGAGACGCTGTCTCTCGGCATCCATCACTTTCTTGCTTGGATATTGGTCAAAGTCCAGGATGCACAATCCACTGTGTTCAACCAAGCTGTTGTCATTGCGCTCGGTGAAGATGCCATTGAACATGATTGCATTAAGTGATGATTTGAGGCGGTCATGCTCCGGGTCTGACTTCTCCAGTGAGCGGATTGCATTGATTTTGCGTATCAAGTCAGGTGTTCCGTTCTTGATTCGGTTGTGTACCTCATAAATACTCAGTGAGTATGGTGTTTCCTTTGAGGCGAATAGGTTTCTAAATACTGAAAATTTCATTTTAAAGTGGTTTTTGAATGTGTTTGTTTTTTTCTGCTTCTAATCTTTTCAATCTAATCATCTCACCATACTCTTCGAAAGTCATGCTTCTGACTTGATTTTTCATATTCTCTTTACGAGTAACCCATCTTAAATTCTCAAGACGGTTGTCATCTCTTACTCTATTGATGTGGTCGCATTGCCTACCTTTTGGATGACCTTCAAATGCCCACAAAACTAATCTGTGTACAAGTTTTAGATTGTTTGCTCCGCATTGCCTTAAATTCACAAAGAGATATCCACCACGATTGTATGCTTGTTTTAGAATTTTCTCTTTTTTATTTTGTAAAGATTTTACTCTACCAAAATTACTCACCTGGTACTTAAGGAATCCAGGTACTTCCTTCCAAATTTCTTCCATTATGTCGAAGTTTAATGAACAAAAAACCCCTGTAAATCCATAGCCTTCGACCTCTACTTCATTACAAGGGTTCAATAATACCTTTAGGCTTTATGATGTCGAAGGAAGCCTGTACAAAAATAAACGTATTTGGATGACAATAGTTGCATTTGTTGATATCTTTAATAAATGTGAATAAATCCATGACGCTGTGACAAAAGTGATACTTTCATTGTCATATGTTAAATACTTGATTTATTGGTTTTTACAAAAAAGCGTGACGCTGACAGTCCAAAAATTTTGGGGTCCCATAAATTCAAACACAACTTTTGTAAAAAAGAGATAAGGCGTTCCGTCATTTTGTCATTGCGTCACAGCTTTCTGAGCATAAATGCCTCTCTTGATTCTGCTCTTGATGACTTTGAGTGAACCATAACTGTTGCACTTCATGATGTCCTCAACAAGACTCCTGGTTGTTTGTCTATCCACACCATCCAGGATGAACTTGTATTGACTTGTATATTCAGCATAGACCTTGTCTTTTATCTCAACCATCCATTTGTGTTGTCTGATGTTATGGATGACCAGTGCATGATGTCTCTTGAATAGCTTACCAATCTCAACCATTGTCATCCCTGACTCTCTGAGTTCATTCATGAGATAGCATCTGCGATAGCTGTCCTCTTGGATTCTTGACTTGCCTGATAGGTTGTCTTTCTTGATTAGTTCTTTGATTTTTTCGATGTTGTTCATGTTAGAAGTTTTTCTCCACCCATTGGCGGAAGGATTGTTGTATTTCGATTTGTTGTTGGAAGACATCCATTGTGCATCCTGTGAGGATAGTTGCATCCACCTTTTGAATCTCCTGAAGCAGCATGGTTGCCTTCTGCTTGATGACTTGCTTGAATACTCTTTGATCGTTTAGGTCTTCGATGAAGTCACCGAGTACTGGAAGCACACCACATAATGCGAGAAGTTTTTGTTCTTTGGTCATATTAAAAAATTGTTGTTTGTATTCCAATGTTTACATTGCTCCATTGCTCTGCCATTGCTCTTGCTATTCCTTCAAATGTTTTGCTCCTTAGCGTTCTGCGTTCTTGTGGTGTTTTTGCTTTGCTCAATGCTTGATAATACCACAAAGGCTGTCTTTTTTTCTTTCCTGTTTTGCTGTCAGTCCATTCATACATCTCACCTTTACCAACAATTTTAGTCGGTCTTAACATTGGCAAATTTTTAAGCCACAAACAAGTTGATTTCTCTGCTTCATCACCAAACTGCCAAGGATGAATAATTTGGTCAGGTTCTCTTATATATGAACTTATGACCGAAATTGGATTCTCAATCGCTATTCTTGGAATTGGCGCATCCATTAACTGATGTACAAATTCAAGTCCATCCATTTGATTTTTATATCTCTCTTCATTTCGAGTTCCATCTTTATTATACATCCATCCTGCACCACTCACTGCCAGATATGTACAAGGTGGATGCGCAATCATTAAATCCCACTCCCAACCAATTTGTCTAATAAGTGCACTTTCTGAACCATTTTTATCTTTGTATTCAAACTCATACTCATCACTATACACATCAAGTTTTAACTCAAAATTATTGTTTATAGTTACTTCATTTGTATCAAACCACCCGTTTGCTACTTCTAATGCATCCTGTTGAAAATGCCATTCAGGATGACCGCCACTGCATGGGAGAATATCACAACTGAATGCTTGATGTCCTAACTTTCTAAATTCTTTTACAACTGCTTGACTCTCTTCACAAGCTATTAAAACTTTCATATTGCGCTCACTTTAAATTTACCATCATTGTATCTGCCTGACCACATGAGTTCACTTTTGTACCAATAGGCGAGTGACTTGCTGTGGAAGTTCCACTCCTGGACAACCTTGGTCCCGATGTGGTATGTGAGTTTGAATTTCATATCTCTTGAATTGCTTGTTTTGATTCCTTCAATAGTTCAACTGTTTTCTCAAATCCAATAATTTCAGAAACCTTCCCAAAGAAAATTTGATTTTCAAGTTTATTTTTGGTTTCCATTTTTTTGGCTCTGTTAAATTCATTGATGAATAAACTCATGTGATGCTCACCCAATGCGATGGTCATCATTTCTTCTAAAAAATCTACCGGTGTTTTCATATCTCTTGATGTTTAATTTCACAAATTCTGCGGTATAGATCGTGGTTGAATGTAGTCCAATATCGGTCAAGGATTGGGCGGTTAAATGAACCAACCCCATTCATCTTCGTCATCGTGCGCTCGGACAATGGCATCCTCAAAGTAGTTGTTTTCATAGGCTCGAGCGATGTACTCATCGCATTCTTTTGTTTCCTTAATAGTAAGATGTTCAGCATATTGTTTGTGTATTATTTTATAGTTCAACATATCGACAACCAAGATGGTGTACTCGGCAATGATGTGACCATTGGTTGGCGTATCTCCATGGTCCTCGAGTTCGATTTCAATCTCTACTCCAGCAGTGGTCATCGTGGTGAAGTAGTCACCCATTTCAATTATTGTACTTTTCATTGTAAACTCTTTGAGCATATTTGACATAACTTCCTTTCAATTCGTAGCTTTTATTGAGTGTCTTTTTTGTCTCTTTTGTCCCTAAAACAGGAAGAGTATTTGTTGACACCAACCAAATCATAAAGATTGTACCTGCGATGAATGTAACCACACCACCGAGAATCTGACGCTCATCTTGGTTGAGGTCAGAGAATAAGAATTTAAGCGTTTTCATTTCGTTCAATTGTTTCAATGTTTTCTAAAATACCCAATACTGCATTCCATTGTGCAGAAGCATAGGTTGTTGATTCGTGTTCACGACCATACATTTTACGGAGTTCCGTAAATTCAAGATAAAGAAGTTTCTCTTCGTCTTGGATAAATTTGATAATTTGCTCTTTTGTCATAGCGTTACTTTTTTAAGTAGTTATTAATCTTAATAATCATTTTTTCATAAGCAGTTAGTGTGTCAAGATGGCTGAAAGTGCCAAACATAACTTGACCATTTAAATAAGCAACAGCTGTTGTCGCTCCACCCTCTTGCATTGTTTCAGTAATCTCGAAACCTTTGTAATTCATTGTTATCATGTCGTTATTGTTTTGATGTTTATACTGCGAATTTATAGAATAGTTTCATATCTGCAAAACTTTTTTAACTTTTTTTTTCATTTATGCACAAAATAGTACAAAAAAAGGGGCGTTTCCACCCCTCAAAACAATTATGAACACTCGAATTTACAAAGGAAATTTCATAGAATCGATGTTTTTGTAAACTTTTTTCTGACCATCTCGCTCAAGTCGCTCGGATTCAAAGAAAAGAATGCGACCTCCGGTTGGTTTAACAGGCGCACCACGCTCAACGTGCCACCCTTTGGAGCCATCACCGTACTCTTCCTTGTATGTTCCTGTGAGCATCAGGTGAATCTGCTTGTGTTCATGTCTCCAACCTGTTTTTGAATGGTTAGAGATGGTATCTCTGACATCATTGCGTGCAGCATTCTCGTGAATATGACCCATTGTAAACACATCGAAGTCCTCATACATCTCCAATGCCCTGGTGAGATTCAATGCACCCTTGGTGACTACACCACCACCACCTGAACCATGGAAATACTTTATCTTGAATGATGATACCACATTCATGTCAAAGGTTTGGCGCACTACAATCCAACCACCATATCCGCCAGCATAAACTTGAGTGCCATTCTTGTAGTTCAGCAAGTCAACGAATCTCTGAAGGATGTCGGTCTCTTGATATTTGATGATTGCGGTCTCGTGGTTGCCGTATCCGATGACAGTAAGGAGGTGTGCGTATGGTGACCACCACTCAACAGCTGTCTCAACGATTGAGTCCAGGTATTTAGCATTGTTGTGTTCAGGTCTGATGTCTGACTTATTTCCTCTGCGATCACCACGACCTTGCATGAGGCAGAAAAAGTCACCATTCACCATGATTGGGATGTCATTAGCCTTGCAATACTCGAGGTCTCTCTTGAGAAGATTCCAATCGCATTTGGGATTGTCCCAGTGGATGTCAGAAAGCATTGCAATCTTGACTTGTTTGCCATCCATCTGAATCTCATGGATGTTCTTTGCGTGTTTTTTTACAATCATAGTTGTGTTTTGGAGTACCTGAATAAGTACATAGTTCCCATTCCAATAGCAAAGCCAAGAATCAGCACCCAAAAATTTGGTTTTGCCTTTTGGCTTTTGTACTTTGCCACCTCAATCTTCTGCACTTGGCGAATGGTGTCACGCTTGAGGCGATATTCTATGCGTGTTTGCCATCTCGTTTGAGGCACATAAGACGTCTTGTATTGAATTATTGTGTCTTTGGTGGTGTAATACCTCTCATATACAATTTGATTGTCTCTAATGACAGGAAATGAGTCGATAGTTGTGATGCGAATTGTGTCACCTACCTCCTCGCACTTGTATCCTTTTTTCATTGCTTTGCGCAAATGGTAGTTGGCTGAGCAACCTGTCACAATTATTGCGAGAATTAGTGACAAAATCAGGCTATAGGTTGACAAACGTTTCATATTTTTCAGCTTATAGGTTTAAAACTCATTGATGAGGCAGTATGTCACTGACTTCTGCGTCTTGGTTGCTCTGATAAACGTGCGATATTTATCCATGTCATTCACTACCTGGCAACCTGCTGACCACCACCCGATGGTTGCACCTGTATTGTCTTGAGTGATGTCGTATGTGTTTGGATGGAAGTTGATACCAAAGTATCCGGTCTGAACTTGACCGATTGCCTCGCTCTTATCATCCTTATCTGTATCTCTATTGACTGCAATGGATGAGCCAAGCTGAAGGAGTGCATCGACCTTGTTATTGTGTTTGCCAAACTTCCAAAGATTGTAGTACCATGAGTCAGCAACCACCACAGCGGCACCTGATTTGTTGACCTTCTCGAATTGTTTGAGTGTTGGCGTACCTGGATTGGTGGTACCTGATGCGACTGCAATGAACTGCTCACCTTTGAAGAGGTAGAACTTGTCATCGAATCGATTCGGTGTATCTTCATTAGATCGTACACCAAGAATCCAATGTTCTGAAGGAATGCTCTTGAAATTTCGCAGCGTTTTGACCTTATCAAGTAGCTGCTTGTCGGTATATGCTCTTACCATAACTTGTATTTAAAGGCGCAAATGTCCCTTTTTTTGCGCAATTTAATGGACTTTATAAACCCCCGACAACAGTATCATCGGGGGATGCTCGGTGTTCACCAAAGTGAGCAGTCGAGTGGAGTGCGGTTTAATCGGTTTACTCAACCAATAACTTGCACCGTCAGTTACTTCCAACCATCCAACTCTTTCTTGGACCTGGTCACAAATCTGCGCATCGCTGCAAGGATGTTCTTGCCTGTTACACTTTCATAGCTTTCGTTGATGCTCTTCACCTCAACCACTACGCAAAAGAATGCAACAAATTTGGTCATGATTAACTCAACTGCAATGAAGTGAGCGATGATGTCACCAGCAATGAACTTCTCAATCAAAAACGTGAACACAATACCACCCGAATAGAGCGCTGCCTTACCAAGTGTGTCACTCAATCTGCGTGATTTGAATGATGCCCATCCATTCTTTTTGACTGAGCGCCAAACTCCGAAGATGGTGTCAATGAATATGGCGAGGATGGCAACCAAAACCAATGGTTGCACTGGAGCGAGTACGGTAAACAATGAAGCGAAAATTGCGAGTGTTGTGTTTTTCATCAGATGACTAATATTGAGTTATTGTAGCCATTATCTCGAGGATATCCGCACTCCCATTTGCCATCATAGAAGCAATCGCCTTGACACATATTGCACTCAACCTGTGGTCGAAGATCAGTGTCACGATTCTCATGACTTGTGAAGATTGGATATTCTGCTTTGTTTTTAATCAGGTAGCGAATCAAACGCATCTCAAAGAATGAAGCCTTCTGAGCATAGTGTTCCATACCGAATGCTACCTCAGAGCGAGTGACGGGTTGTGAGAAGTCACCACTCTGCTGTTGAAGTCCTTTGTTCTTTAGCTGATATGTCAATCCAAAGACTGCATCCTCAGCCGAGCGCCAAGCGATGACAGGTTGAATGAACTTGACAAGTTGCTCCTCTTCAGGTGTGAGCGTTTGATTGTTGTAAGCATCAAGCAGATGGTTATAAAAAACAGTACCAAGAATCGGCATGATTCGAAGCTGTGCTTGAGTTGCTACATAAGGGAACACATCAGTCACATCCACATTTGCTGTGATGGGTGTGTTGGTCTTGAGATAGTTTTCAGTGATAAAGTACAACATCAGGCTTGAGGTATTTGTGGTTGTGCTAAAGCAGCGGCTTGTGCTTGAGTGACATCACCACCTTCAATCGGTGGAAGTGATGCCAATGCTCTGACCTCGTTTACAGTCATCTGCTCGAGGACCTTGGTTGCTACCAATGGACTCATTGCATTGAGAGCATCTTGTGTCTTGGAAGCATCTCCCTCGATTTCAACGATGGTCTCATTGATGATTTGGAAGTTGTTGATTTGGAACTCAGCCACACTCAACTTGGCAATGTGAAGCAACTCATTGAAGACATCTTGAATCTGCTCTCTGAGTGGCATTACAACATTCTTTTCAAAGATGACATATGCTTGTTTGATGTCTGAACCTGAACCAAGTGAGCCGGTTGTTCTGACTCCCATCAATATTGGGTCGATTGTGTGGGCAAAACAAATCTGCTCAGTGTTCAATCCGGATGCTTCCTGAAATAGTTTGTCATTCGAGTTGGTTGGCAGGCTCTCAATCTTTGGCAACTGCTCCTGAGAGTTTGCAAAGAATGCGGCAGTTTTACCAGCGTTGTGCGCACCCTTGAGTTTGTCGATGGTTTGACGCAGTACGTTTTTCTCTTCCTCAGATTGAGGTCGCTTAGGGAACATGATTGCAAACGATGGGAAGATTGAGTTCTGAATGTTAGACTTTGCGAAGTACGAAAGTTCACCACTTAAGAATGCAAAGTTCAATGCACTTGAATACTTTGGCAGCGGATACCAGTCCTGACCCAAGCACTCGACCTCATAAACAAAAAGCTGTTCACGATCAGTGCAAGATGGGTGATGTCTCTTGATTTCTTGTACATCGATTCGAGTCGACCAATCTTCACAAATGAAGTACTGATTTTTGTTGCGACCTTTTCTGACCTTCTCAGGAGATACATTCTCTGCCCTGGTCATCTTCATCTTCTCATCAAAAAACAATCTGAAGTACACTCGGTTGTGTACAATCAATTGCTCGGTTGTGATTCGAGCAGTCTTTTTGAGTTTGATTTTTTTCTCGAATGTGTACAATTCAAGCAAGTCCTTTGGTGTTGCGTTCTTTGTCTTGAGTTCAAATCCACCACCAATTACTGCATTTGTTTTGTAGTCCACGATGGCACCATGCAGAGGTGAACTGAACACCATTTGATTGAGTAGTTGTGGGAACATATTGTCCTGACCAAATGGAATCCAACCTGATGTGGTGTATCTGCCATTAACGTATGGGAGAGATAGGTTGGCACCACCAACTTTCAAGAATGGTGTGCTGAACGCATCATAATTGGATGTAATCATCTCAACCTGTGAATCTTTTTTTGCTCTGAATATATCGTACCAAGCCATGTGCTAATCGTATATAGATGAAATTGATGCTCCACTGACAACCATTCGACCCTCTTCAATGACTACTCCTGTGGTATCATCGATTGATGTTGGTGGTATGGCTGATTCGTAAACGCTGTATGTGTATTGTCCCTTCATTAGTTCCACATCTACAGGTTCATCCAAATAAAAGAGATTGAATCTCTCAGGATATGGTGACTCATCGGTGTTGGTGAAGAGGATTGGGTCTGATTCGGGATTCATTTCGTTCTGAAAAACGAACAAATAGTATGGTGAAGGTAGCGTTGACACCTCTGACAATGTCACGACAATACTGTTCACCTCACCCTTGTTGATGTATATCATTTGTATATGTTGCAGATAGGTCAAAATTTGTTCACAATCTTCCATTTCATTATGATATATGTGGTAGAATTTACCACTTAATGTGTAACAAAATGTAAAATTTGTACAAAATACTGTACAAAAAAAGCCACCCCGGAGGATGGCTCTCACAACTATGAACAGGAAAAGTTGTTTTAGAGGGCAGGTACTACTGCGGCAACTGCTGCCTCTTCGATTTCATAAGCAAGGAAATCATTCTCTCCAAGGAGAGTGACACTGTACTTGCTACCATCAGCACGAGTAGTTCCTGAACCTTCGCCAACTGCGCTGAGTTGGAGGAATGGGAAGTACCAATATTTGCCATTCATGTCCTTAACAATAGCATTTAGGTATTGTTGACCAGCACCCAAGATTTTGATTGCTTGAGATTTGTCTTGGTCTCTTCGGTGGAACATGAGGTTGATCGTAGCAGTCACATAAGATGAACCGTTCACGAGGTCGATTGCTGCATCTTCGGTGTAGCTTCCTGTGTTTCTGCGGATTTCAAACGCAGTGTAATCAGGAGCGCCAGCATTCAAAGTGATTGAATCGATGGTCCATGTATTGGTTGCATCCAATGCAAATGTGTCAATGTTATCTTGCTGATTAATCCAAATTTTTTCGATGCCACCACTATTGTTGTCGCACGATTTGACGATTGTTTCTAATGCTTCACAAGCCATTTTGAATAGTTTAATCAGTTAAAAAAAAGAGGGGAGTATTTCATCCCCTCATTGGGATTCTTATGAGTAAAGAACGATCTCAGCACCGTTAACGTGAACGAATCCAACTTTCATGTTGGCACGAGTACGGATGTAAGGCTCAGCAACAGTGTCGCTAAGGTTTACAGCTTTCAACGCTTTGTCATCACCTTCAGCATCGAATGCGTAAAGTAGATTGTCTTTCAAAGTCAATACAGCTGTATCGTTTGGCATACCTTCACAAACAACAACTTTCACACCTAAGTAAGTCAAGGCAAGTGGAGTTGTTACATATGTCATGGTGTTACCTGAAGCAGCAGCCAATTCGTATGCGTTAGCTACGTTAGTAGAAACATACAAGCGAAGGTCAGCTTTTTTGCGGATGATTGCAGCTGGAGCAGCAGCGAAAATCTTAGCTAACTCGGTTAAAACATTACCAGCATTTACGGTTGTGTTAGCAACATCAACAACAGTTGAGTCAGCTAATAAGCCTTTGATGTAACCATCACAAAGAGCAAGAGTTGCATTCTCTGAAGTGGTGTCACCTTGCCAACGGATAAGCTCGATATCTTGACCGATTTGCTTAGCCATTTGGTTCCAGTAGAAGTCCATGAATGAAGCAACTGAGAAGTCACCATTCGAACCTTTTGTCATTTGCAAAGCAACGAAAGATTGCTCAAGGTCAAATTGACAAATTTGTGCCATTGCGCTCAAAGCACATACATCGATTTCAACTGCTGATAAGTCGTCAGTCGGAGCATCGAATGGACAAGTTGATGATTGGAGAACATTCCCGAAAAGGACAGTTGCCAATTTAGTTTTGCTCTTCACACCTGGAAGTAAGCGGTAGTTCTCAGCGATGTTCTCTTCAGACAAATATGCTTTAGAGTAGAACGCTTCAGGATTGGCTGCCAACAACGCTGTTGGGTCCACATCCAAATCAAAACGGAGTTTTTTAGACATTGTTATTTGGTTTTTATTGATTTACAAATTGTTTGAACTTCGCAAATTTTTCACTCATTGAGAGTTGGGTTGCTTGCGTCTCAACCACTTCTTCTTCTTTCTCTGCGTACATCTCCTCGATTTGGTTGCGGAGGTCAGCAATCATTGCGATAAGTGCTTTCTCTCTTTCTTCCAACATCGGCAAAACGATTGCAGCGATTGCCTCGGCATCGGTTGCTGGGTCAATAGCCATCTCCTCTTCAGTGGTGGTAGACTCTTCAGTTGTCTCTTCAACTGTTGTCTCTTCCATCGCCACCTCTTCGGTTGCCATCTCTTCCTCAACCACTTCCTCGGTTGGTGTTTTTTCTACCTCTTTAATCTCAACAACTTCTCCGTCTTTGACGACATAGATTTTGTCTTCGATGAGGTGTTCTCCATCAGGTAACTTCATTGTATTTAGTTTAATTTGTTCCGATAATTTCAGACCGAGAAAGCCTTCAATGGAGAAACCGACTTGATCGTTGGCAACCAATTCGGCAAAGTAATCAGCATCGGTCACCTGAGCGGTTACCATGAGAGTTCCTTTCGGTACCTCAATGCCAAATGTCGAGTATGCCTTATCTTGTTTTGGGTTGTCAACAATCCATGTCTCAAGAATGTAGGCAGGTACTTTTTTCTCGGTGTCATGTTCCAAGTTGAAGATGTCACGATTGCGCAAATCAGCCATGAACTTGGTGTGAATCTGCTCGATGACTTCCTCAGTGAACTGGACATAGTACTCACCATCTCCATCACTCTTGCGGTAGATGTCCATTGGTATCATGGCTGGAGCTGTGATGCGATACTTCACATCATCAGCAAACATCAATCGCTTATCACTTCCAAAAGCCATACCTTTGACCTTAATAGCCGGTAGGTTGGTGAAAGCAATCATCTCGATTCCCAAGTTTTCTCCATCGGAGTACTCGTCATCGATTGTGATTTTGTAGATAGGTAAGTCCTTAGTCATTGCTTATGTTGCAGATTTTGTATATTTGTTCAAAAAATAACTATGATAACAGTATTCGACAGGGAGATTCCCAACAAAATGGATGAGCTGACAATCGAGCAGTTCGAGAAAATCAGCCAAATTCTAAACAATCAGGAGTTCGACAACATCGAGAAGTACGTTGAGATGTTTAAATTCCTTGGCATCGAGGAGAAGCTATGGGATGACTACCCATTCAGCGAGTTCATTGAATTGGTCAAGACGTTCAACCTGGACTCATACACACCACAGGAGGCAGTGACATCCATCGAGTTGGAAGGATATACCTACACAGCTGAGATGAGACTGTCAGTGAAGGAGACCAAACTCATCGAGAAGATTGTCAACACCAAACCCAGCCACTACATCAGTGACATCCTTGCAATCATGTTCAAACGCACTGACCTCAGCAATACTGAACACTTCGCTGATGCACATTTGAAGCATAAGGCAAAGCTGTTCCGCAATCAAAAAGCAGAGTTGTGTGTTCCTTATATTGTGTTCGTTACCGAAAAGATTGCAGAGTATGCAAAAGCCAATACTCCCGAAGGGGTGGCACCAAGTAAATCTTGAGCAGTTCATTGAACTGAGAGGACTTCAAGCAGAGGATGGGTTGTTCAACCACAACATCGATATCCTCTGCACCCTCACTGATTCATATCCTGAGGACTTCGATGATGCAGAACTGCATGAGGTAGCCGAGTGGTTCAAGGATTTGCAGTGGTTGTATTCCGAACCTACCAAGAATCATACTGATCGTGTTGGTAAATTCCATCTCAAACCAATGAATGAGTTGACACTGGGGGAATTTATCGACTTGGAGTACTACTTCACACAGGACTACATCAAGAATCTGCCAAACATCTGCGCACTGTTGTATCGCATTCCTGAGATTGTCGAGGATGGAGTTGTTGCAAAATGGGAAACAACTGCATTCAAGCCATCGGCACGAGCGCACTACTTCCTTGAGCAACCAATCACCAAGATGTATGGCATCCTGACTGAGTATATCAAGTTCAGGGACCAATTCATCTCAAAGCATTCCAACCTAATGACCGAAGATATCGAAGATGACCTCAGTGATATCGATGACCCGGAAGAGCGCAAAGAGGCAGAAAGACAAAAGGCATCTAATAAATGGGGATGGGAGCAACTCATTTGGTCAATGTGCAATGGTGACCTCACCAAGTATGAGCAGGTCATCAATATGAAGCTGATACTTGTGTTCAACTTCCTGGCAATGCGTAAAGAGTTAGATATTTAGTAATCGAGTGAATAATTGAACTCACCGAATAATGGCTCAAAGTCATATATCACCTTCGGCTTTTTGCGCAATAGATTGCCGAGTTCCAAGATGGGGAACTTCTGAGCCAAATCAGCCACATACATTCCATACATCTCAGCAATCAACCCATTCATCTCGAGAGCATCATTGAATTTCTGAACCAAATGGAAGGGAGCAATGGTGGCTGTTCCGTTGTTGAGGTATCCGAAGTAATAAGCAGCTACAATCTGAATGCGGAGATTGCCTTCAGTTGTTACCTTGGCATTGATGCGCACTGAATCATACAAGGTGTATGTGTCAATGAGCGCCTCATCCTTGATAATTTTCTTGAGTGTATTTGCAACCCTCCTTCTGAGTGGATATTTGAAGTTGTATTCTCCTGTGTTTGCGTAGCGTGCCATCTATCTATGTTGCAATTAGTCCCCGATTTGTTTAGGAATTTGACAATCGGTCCATGAATCCATAGTGAATGTGATGGTCATCAACCATCCAGCAGCGTAATCGAGAAGGTCATTGTTGAGTGGCACGAGTGATGGGAATCCAACCACATCGAAATCACGATCATTGTTGTTGAATGTGTAGTTCAGATACAAGTCCATCAATATCTGATGGCAGTCACTGAGAATCACGTTGATGTTTGCCCTGTCTTTTTGGATGATGTCAAAGCAATAGATTTCAAGAGTGAAGTCATTGGTGTTCTCGGTAGGAATAGCATCCACAGGTACGATGTACACAATCGGATATTTCTCATCCTTGGTGGCGAAGTTGAACAACTGTTCTTTGAAGTCAGAGCCTACTTTCTTGACCTGAAGGTGCGCATTGTAGAATGCGATGATTTCGTTGACGAGTGCTTGGTAACTTATCACAGTACTGCGTTTTTAAGGATTTTGTTTACTTTGTTTTGCACACCTGTCATCTCGGTCTCACTTACCACAGCTGTCACAGTGATGTTGGATGTAGTCTCAACACCTTGAGCAGATGTTGCATTGTTGGCTGCATTGCCTTGACCAAATAGGTTGCCCGGTACGAATGATGGAACTGATGGCGCAGTTGGCGCGGCAACACCTCCACCACCTCCACCTGTTGGTGTTGATACTGATGCGCCTCCACCACCATTCATAAACTTAGCAATGGATGATGCCACAATTGTTCCGATGGATGTAGCTGCACGAACTTTAGCACCGGCAGCTGCGGCAGATGCAAGAGCAAGACCACCATCAGGCAATGCCTTCCACAATGGATTGGCATAGTATCCTGAAATCTCTTTCTGAGTGTTGACAATAATCTCACCAATGGCAAGCGCTTTGTCCACAATGAAGAGAGCATTTGCGAGTTTCTTATTCTCTCCAGCAAGTTCAGTCAACCCTGATATCAATCCTTTGGCAGCACCAAGTCGAGCCTGAGCGAGTGACTCCTCCGCTGCCATGACAGCCTCGTTGTATTTCTGCTGGTCCTCAAATGACTTCATGTTTGATTCGCCTTGAATCTGAAGTTTCTGAGTTGTGGTGGCAACCATATTGGAGACGATGTCCTTGCTCGATTTGGTTTCTAATCGAACAAACTCATCTGCTGATTCCTTTCGAATTGTATTTATTTCAAGGTCTTGAGCAGCCTGAAGTGCGGTGATATCTTTTTTGTATTTTTTAGCCTCAGCAATGAGTGCAGCATACTTGGTCTTTACGTCATCAATCTCTTTCTGAGTTTGAGTCTTGGTTGAGTCTATGACCAACTTATTAGCTGCGTTGATTTCAGCTTGAATAGCAGCAGCATTTTCCTTATATTTCTTGGCTGCCTCTTCACGTTTTTTCTGCGCTTCTTGTTCAGCTAAAAATTCAGCGGCTTTGGCATCAGCCTCTGCCTTCATCAATATTAATTTGCGTTGCTGTGAACCATCTCCAATTATTTTATTCTCTTCCTCAATTCGCTTTCTGAGCGTCTTCCTTCTTTCGATGGAATCCTTGTCACTCAATCTTTTCAATTCAGCGTACTCAGAGCGAGCATCTGCCAATCTTTTTTTGGCAGCATCACTGATTGCTTTTGATTTGTCAAGTTCCAATTTGGTGGTGTCCTTTCCAGCTAAGCGAGCCTTTTCAATCTCGAGGTCATAGTGCTTTGATATACCATCCACTCTCTTCTCAGATGACTTGAATGCCTTCTCATTAGACTTCTCCATCTTACGAGCATTCTCCTCAGCAGCATACGATGTCAGACCTAACCAATCGGTCAACTCTTTGAACGCATCAATGAGCAAGTTCACTGGAGCCATCAAGAAACTGATTGCCTTCTCAAGCACGCCAATCTTATTCAACCAAACACCTATTGCAACCACGATTGCAGTGATGACTGCCGTCAATAAAAATATTGGATTTGTTAGAATCTGCGCACCAAGTTTGACGAATGCGCCACCCATTGTTGTGACTGTGCTTGTCAGACCCTTCATGCTCTTGCTGATATCAGCTGCATTGAGTCCACCAAGATTCTTGGCAAATACTTTTGCCTTATCAGATGCCTCCTCGAAATCGAGTGACATGATTGAATCACGAATACCACCAAACGAGTTGGATATCTGCTCAAATTTCGAACCTGATGCAAAGACATTCACTGCATCATTGGCATCCTTTATCCTATCCGCTACCTCACCAGCACGAGCAGCGAGTGCCGCCATTTGTTCCGGGTCAGATGCTTCAGCAATCGCTGCCTTGAGTGAGCGGAGTTCTGCCTTTAGTGACTGAACACCTGAGAGCTTGAGTGGTATTTCGACTTCGTTAGCCATATATTCTGACTTCTATTGGTGAGTATAGCAGTTTATCATCCTCGTGTTGATGGTTGGATGTGTTTGTTGTCTTTACCACAATGTTGCCATCGCTGTTGACGAATGCAGAAGCAAGGTGGTCATGCTCTACGTTGCCAATAATCACGAAAGTGTTTGTAACATCAAACGGTGTGACAGGAGTTCCAAGATAGTTCCCTTTGGCTGTGCGAGTCCATGTAACGCCACCAATCGAATCAGCCAACACAATCGCTGTGGGCGCATCCGTTCCTACCTGAGAGAGCAATGCAGTGTATCCGTTGGATGCTGTGTTCACTCCATTAATCTGAGGAGTGATGATACCATCCTCGTTGAGGACCTTGTTGTCTCCGATGACCAACCCCTTGACACCTTGACCGATGATGTTGCCCTCGCCTTTCACGATCACGTCATCGCCTGAGAGGTTGCCATTGGCAGTGGTTGACTTGGTCTGAAGGATGCTGTCCTCAGATACTGCCGTTGTGGTTGCTGATGTCGGTGTACCTGGAGCAGTGATGAATGGAGCGAGGTCAATCTCAGTGTCGATGCTGATGAGTTCCACCTTGGTAGCTGTATTCGCATTGGCATCATAGTCGATGACTCGGTTGATATTCCACCATGAGTTTTCGATACGAATCTTGTCATTGAGCTTCATCGTTTGAATGTCAGCCTCGTTGAGGTAGAACATCGCCACCAACATCTTGCCTACATTGATTTGATTGACTGTTCTCCTCCAGTACAGGTTGTATAGATTGTTAGCAGTAAGCGTCTGAGGTGAATAGTAGTAGTAGTCATTGGTTCCGAAGTTGATGTCAAATGTCGGGAGCAGTGCGTTGTCGAAATGCCCGAGCATCGGATATGTCGTGTTGCCGAGCGCACCTGTTGTGCCGTACTCAATTAAATCCCATGTGCCGCACGTTTGCTCACCACCATCATACAAGATGCGGATGTTGGTCTTGGGTGCCTCACCATTGAGAGCCGGAACATAGGCATCGAATGTAGTGGCAACCACAGGAGTTGGTGAGAACAATAATTCTTTGACCTCTTCTCCTTTCACATACTCGTTGTCGAATGTGTATTGCAATTGTCCATAGACCTCATTGGTCATTTGGAAGTATACCTCATTGGGTGAATCCTTGTCTTGCTTGTATGTGAGTGTGAGTTTCTTAGATGTGAGGTCAGGCAAGAATATCAAATCTTGCTCTCTCTCCTTCATCAACTTGGTTGTCCAATCAACTTCAGCGCCTGAGTCATAGTATTCATCCCTATGCTTGAGGATGAGTTTGTTCGGTTGGTCTGTATCGATGTCGACATACAAGTTGTACATCGTGAAGATGGACTTCACAAAGTCGCTCTGCTTAATCTTGAGCGGCACATATTGGTTGATGTCCAAGATGCCACCAATCACTTGGATGTTGGCTGTTGGAAGTATCTTGATGCGAAGTGAGTTTACCTTGAATATCGCATCGATTGAGTATGATGTACCACCATTGAACCAAGCTGTGTATGATGTGTATGTCCCGAGTTTAATCTGAAGCGCATCACCTGTGTTGAGTTGACCCGAACCGGATGCGTTCTCCATCACTAAGATTCCACCCGTCTTGGTGCCACTGAAGATGACTGTCTGACCTGATGCCAGTGTTGTGTTGATGGGCAAGTTCTGATTCGGTAGCACGTTGGAGTACTGAGCCTGAAATGTGCCGAATGCAGCCACAATGCGAGGTCGACCATTCCATGCGTTGTTGGTGTTGGTCACACTCAAGCCATTGGTGTTGTCCAGGATGAAGTCAAAGTCAACTTCATACTCGATGGTAAAGCCTTGACCACTTCCTGCATTGGTATTGAATGGCACGGTGAAGATGCCTGTGGTTGGGTTGAATGACCCCTGTATATCGGTTATCTCAGTCCATCCTGTTGCGTTGTCATATGAGCCGAATGATGGCACTGGAGTTGTGACCTCAATAGGACCAATCTCTTCCTCAACCAAGTAGTCAGTGGTGTCGAATGTATTCTCATCACCGTTGTAAGGAATGAGCAACTTATCGAATCGAGCAGCTGCAAGAGCCGACCACTCATATTGGAAGCCTGCTGTTGCGAAGATTCGGTCAAGATAAGTCTTGGCATATATAGCAGGTTTGAACTGACGCACATTGAAAATGTTATCAGTATCGTATGGCATCACATACTTGAACCCATCAGCCACAGTGTTGTCGAATGTGCCGATGATAGATGCTGCATCGAAGGTATGGTTCAGGTCAGTGAAGTCCAGGTCAGTCAACTCAGCGTTAGTGATCGCAGTAAAGAACTCGATGCGAGTATCCTTGATTAATACCTCATACTCTACCCCTTGCTCATAGGCATCAGTCTGCTGATTCTTCTTGACTGACAGCAACTGAAGCAGCGCATCCTCCACAATCGGCACACCATTCTGAATGACACTGCACTTAGTGAGTGCATTGATATCAAATGTACCGGCTTGGATGTTTACGTCATAGTAGTGGTTGAGTAACTCATTGTTGTTCTTGTTACCCACCAAGGTGATTGTCTTGGAGAATGTTCCTGTGCGCTTAGTGAAGTCACGAATGTCCCCGACTGCGAAGTTCAAAGGGAAAACAGTTCCCTCCTTCACATCGAGATACCCATTCTCAAGTTGTATCCTAACCATTTATGTTGTCCTGATTTGCCAAGCGAACTGAGATGCTCTGCTTGATTAGGTTCTTATTTCGTTGTTTGAATAACTCGTATTGGTTGTTGTTCACAATACATGGTTGATATAGTGTTGACTCAGGGATGTGAATCGGACAACCATCCTCATCGATGAGTGGGATGCCATCCTCAGTGGTCACATAGGTCACAATCTTGAGGAACGTCTGAGGCGATGTTACCAACTCCTCAAAGTACTGAGCCATGTTCTCTGTCATCCAATTGGTATTGAGGTCGAATGACTTGATGACGTTGGTGTTGATTGTCCTGAATCCGAACTCCTCAGTGCCGTATGTCCACTCATCCGATGCGTTGATGTATCCGGTGACATCCTGGTTGTACACTTCACGAGTCACATCACCACGCTCATATGACTTGAGTTGGAAGGCGAATGATGACCACGAACCCATGCGGTCAAGGAACAAGATATGATACTCAGAGATGAGAACTCTGCGGTCGAGGTTGATGCGGTACTTGACAGAATCCTGTTGACCGAGTGTTGCGCTATTGGAGAAATAGAACTCATACCACTCAACAGTGTTGTCGATGAGGTCTCCAGTGCCAACCAATATACCATAGTTATTCGGACCAACAGTCACCTGAACGATATCGTCAAGCGATGAGATGGCTTTGTAAAATATTGCACCATTGCTGTTCTGAAAGAATACCCTGTCTGACCCCTTAGGATTCATCATATTCAGATACAAGTCCTGACCGAGTGTGCATTGAAAGTCAGTTGTTGGTTGGTTAGTCAGCCATAGAGCTGAGGGGTTGTCGAGTTTGTAGTCCAGGTTATCATACACCGACCAATCAAGCCATCTGAAAGCTGCGTTGAATACCATGTATGAATCGAACTCAGTGATGTCTCGAGTGATGACTTTACGGTTGTCAGCATATCTGACCACACCATCGATGGCTGCATCAGTGATCGTGGACCATGATACATTGACCACCACAGTTGAACCGGTTGCTGAGATGACAGTGTGCAGTCCCTCGAGTTGTGGGTTGGCAACACCACCATCAGCCTGTGTTATGACTACCTGGTCCCCGGATGCGAATGTGTTGGTCACGTTGATTTGCACGTTGCCACTCGCATTGGTTAGCGAAGATGTGTAACTGAACTCAGCCACATACTCCTCACCGACTTTTACGTCATAGAGATAGTATGAATTTGGCGCACCATAGGATGATGTCAGTACTGTCTGAAGGTCCCAAGACACTTTGTTCTGCAACAGCTTGGACAGGTCCTCCTCACCATAGCCATCTCCGAATCGAGGCAATACTTTGTATTCACCAATCTTGTTGGCGGTACCTGCCTCATATACATCAAAGATATATTTGAATCCGTTCTTGTTCTTGTTGGTTGAATCAACGATGAACTTAATCGGGTTGTAAGCTGGTGTCTTTGTCTGAGGACTCGCTATGGTTGTTTGCGCCATTACTTTGGTTTAGAATATTCAAGAGTGCAATTGCGAACTTGCCTGGCATCTCACCGATTAGCACTTCAATCTCTTTTACTTGTTTTTCAGATAGTGTTAACATAGCTTTTTTTCTTGCTAAGTTACGAAATTATTGTAACTCCGATAGCCTCAGCTACATACTCGTTAACTACGTTGTTGTCTTGTCCCCAAGATGCGAACTGCTCCTCTGTTAAGGTGTAGTTGCCGTCTTGTAATTTCTTTCCGTCTTCGGTTAAAAGTTCGTAGTAAGTTTGACAAGTTGTTGCTGTGGTTTCGAAGTTCAAAACAAGGACAGTCATTCGTGTTGCCGTACCTTGATTAAGTGGGAATACTACGGGTTCGATAGCTATTCCGTTTGTTGGTGTTGTTGTCATATATTTATTATTAATTAAATCCACATTGTGCCGTTGTAATATGAAATTACGTTAAGCGTTGTATCGTATACCATTAATCCTGCCGCAGGCGAAGCAATGGCGTTCTTTTCTGTTGTTGTGAGGCGTGGTGGTAGGAAGCCTTTTGTGGTTGAAGTAAGTGTTAATAACGCACTTGCATTTGTTGTAGCTGCTCCTCCTTGATTATCTTGTATGCCTATACTTCTACTTGCGTTATTTAATCGAAATGTGTAATTTGAACCATAACCGATTTGCAAATCAACAGTTGCAGAATTTACTAAATAACAATTTGTTGTATCTGTGGTAAATGACGTATTCCCACCACCTGAACTATTCCTTAAAAAAATTGAACTTCTACATTCCAAGTAATTTGTTGCTGAAAGAAAACCTGAAATATTTGTATTCCCCTGCACCCTCGCAGTACCATTTACGTCAAGCCTAAAGCCTGCGTCTGTGGTGGTGTTGATTAGGAAGTTTTTGGTTGAATTATTAAACCTTGCAGCTTCCGTGTTGTTGACATTAAAACGGACACCATAAGTTGGGTAACCCGAAAGGTCTAAATATCTATCCGTATTATCTAAAGCCACCGCTGCTTTTGCAGATTGGGTATTTAAGAACTCAATAATGCTATAACGTTGAGTGCTATTTACTTCAATGTTTGGATATATAGTAGACGTAAAACGAGCAACCCCCGCAGATACTTGAAAATTCCCCTGCACCCTCGCAGTTCCGTTAACGTCTAAACGGAAGCCTG